CACTGATTTTTGAATTGCGTAGAATCGGCATCCCTGTTTCGGAGTACACGCCGGGCAGGGGCAAGGACAAGATCGCCAGAGTAAATGCGGTATCCGATCTATTCCATAGCGGTCGTGTTTGGGCACCCAAAAAGAGGTGGGCGGAAGAGGTTATCGAGGAGTTTGCTGCGTTTCCTACGGGCGACCACGATGATTTGGTTGATTCTTCGACTCAGGCCTTATTACGGTTCAGGCAAGGCGGTTTCATAAATTTGGACAGCGACGATCCATGGGACGAGTTGGTGCCTATGCGTAAAGCTGATTATTATTAACTTATATCAGGTAGTCTAGGGGGATGGCCTGATGGCTTTAGCGAACGACTATGGGCCGTCTTAGATGACCAAAGAACGCTCTCGCTATCGCGAGAAGGTGCCCCTAGACAACTTGTTTCTGGGATTTATTCATCGGAGATGTCCGACTAATGGATGCTATTCCCGATTCTACCGAGTTTGCAGACAGTATCGTCATGCTGGCAGAGAGGCTGCTAGAGATTGGTGTCGATAACGCGCTGGTCATGGACGGCTATGATGATTGCGTGATTGGTGTCTTGGAACGGTTTGGCATGGAATCTATTGTGCTATACGACAAGGCTAAGGTCATCGACAAGCTGATCGCAGAGGGCTGCGACGACTACGAAGGGGCATTAGAATACTACGAATACAACCAACTTGGCGGCTGGCACGGCGACAAGACGCCGGGATTCTTGATTCGGTTGCCTGACGTGGTCTAGGATTAAAGCATGGAACCTGATGGCATATTAGGTTTGATAGAATCATACGGCTTGCCGCTCGTCTTACTTTTGGGGGCCATATACGCTTTGTACAGGTTCTTGGTCTTCTCTCTCTACGAGGTCAAGAATGAGTTCGGCAGGAGGCACGAAGACAACGCGAAGGCGGTGTCGGAACTCAAAGTCTCTGTGGGTGAAATGCGGGCAGATATTAAAATACTAGTGGAGTTTGTTAAACAAAATCGATAAATATGACAGGCCAAAAAGTTCCTCCCGGTTATTATGTCAGCAACAGTTCCGATGCGGACGTATTCTATGCGGACAAGAGCGGCGACTTCTATTTCAGGAAGGAAATAGGAGATAAGTGGTCACGCACCGACAAATGGAACTTCGACCATATCTGTGATGTGGAGACTGTGAACGAGCAGCAGGGCGTATCTGCTTCTATGGATTCACATGACGGCAGGGGTTTCGAGGTGAAGGTGAGCGCCCATATCGGCGTTACCGTATCGGACGTAATGAAATGGCATTACGTGAACCCGGACGGCAATCAAGCTACGGTCTGGGCTGGACCTGAAGGTGGTCTGGGCGAAGGAGCGAGCGTGGACGCAGGCGTTTGGTATGACAAGGATGGCAATATCCATGTTAAGTTCTCTACCTGCGGCGTTATCCCCCATGTGGCGTTTGGCACCGATCTGGTCATCAACCCGAAAACCGTCGAAGATCTAGGTAAGCCAACAGCGGCTGACAAAGCGTTTGCCAAGGGATTGACTCAGGGGTTAACGCTGGGTATTTCAGACAAAGCCCCACCAGTGATCACACACAGTGTTGCCACCTTACATAAGGTTGCAGATGATCTTGGCAAGATTTTATGATTGCGAATTGGGAGTTAGAAAATGCCGATAGATAAACCTCTGGACGAGTTGTTTAGTCAGGATGATTTCAACATGGGACCAGAGGGCCTCATGGTCATTGAGGAAGAGGAAGAGGTTATTCCGGGCGAGTCTTTGGTAACAGAACTGGACGATGGCGGAGTTGAAATAGATTTTGATCCGTTGGCAGATGTTGGTAGTGTTGACATAGAGTTCGACAGCAACCTCGCTGAAGTTGTCGAAGACAAGGAACTGCGTACAATCGCAGTTGATCTCATCTCCAAGTTCGACGCTGACAAAAGAAGCAGATCGGATTGGGAGCAAACGTACAAAGAGGGGCTCGACCAGTTAGGTCTAGAGATTGAGGATCGCACTACGCCTTGGGCAGGAGCTTGTGGCGTTTTCCATCCGATGTTGTCTGAGGCGGTGGTCAGGTTCCAGAGCCAGACGATCCAAGAGATCATGCCAGCCAAGGGTCCGGTAAAGACCCAAATCTGGGGGCTCTCAACGAAAGAGCGCCTGAAGCAAGCGAAGCGTGTGCAGGATTACATGAACTATCAGCTTATCGAAGTGATGACCGAATATCGGTCTGAAACCGAAAAGCTTTTGTTCAGCTTACCGCTTGCTGGTTCAGCATTCCGCAAAATCTACTTTGATCCTTCGCTGGGCAGACCGACTTCGATGTTTGTCCCGGCGGAGGATTTTGTCGTGTCGTACAATGAAGCTGATCTGGATCAGGCGGAACGCTATACCCATGTGATGAATCGCAGTACGAATCAGGTGAAGAAGCTTCAGGTCAGCGGTTTCTATAGGGATGTAGAACTCACGACCTCACATATAGAAGAGAACCCGATCACTGATAAATTCAACGAGATTGGTGGGGTTAAGCCTTCATACGATGCCGAAGAGCGACATCAGCTTCTAGAGATGCACGTTGATCTCGACCTTACGGGCTTTGAAGACCCGGACGGCGTGGCGCTTCCTTATGTGATCACCGTCGATAAATCCAGTTCTACGATCCTTTCGATCTATCGAAATTGGGATGAAGGTGATGAACGCAAAATCAAGAAACAGCATTTCGTTCACTATGGATACGTTCCGGGGATCGGATTCTACAACCTAGGGTTGATCCACATGGTCGGTGGACTCGCCAAGTCTGCTACCAGTCTGTTGCGTCAGCTTGTAGACGCGGGAACTCTTTCCAATTTACCCGGAGGACTCAAGACTCGTGGACTCAGAATCAAAGGCGACGACACGCCGATCATGCCCGGAGAGTTCAGGGACGTTGATGTTCCGGGTGGCGTTATTAAAGACAATATCACCTTCCTTCCTTATAAAGAACCTTCTTCGGTCCTTTACCAACTATTGGGTAATATTGTGGAGGAAGGCCGACGCTTTGCGTCAATGGCTGATCTCAAAGTAGCAGACATGAACCAAGAGGCTCCTGTAGGGACCACTCTTGCTATCATGGAGCGGGCAATGAAGGTGCAGTCCGCGATTCAGGCACGTATCCATGCGAGTCTCAAGCAGGAATACAAGATTCTAGCGCAGATCATCCATGATTACACAGATCCCGACTATCCATACGAGACGGATGCGGGCGAAGGCATTAAAGCTGAAGATTTTGATGATCGCATTGATGTGGTGCCTGTTTCGGACCCGAATGCGTCCACCATGGCACAACGCATTATGCAGTATCAAGCTGCTCTGCAATTAGCGGCTCAGGCTCCGAATATGTACGATCTTCCTCTTCTGCATAGGCAGATGATGGAATTGATCGGCATACCTAATGCTGACAAGGTCGTACCCGACGCGGACGAGGTGCCACCCCAGAATCCCGTCAGCGAGAATCAGGATATACTTACGCAGGCACCTGTCAAAGCATATGAGTATCAGGATCATGACGCACATATGCGTGTCCATATGTCTATCAAGAATGATCCGCAGATCGCACAGGAGATGCAGAACAGTCCTGCGGGTCAAGCGATAGCTGGCGCACTCGACTCTCATGTCCGCGAACATTTGGCGTTCATTTTCCGTAAGCAGATCGAAGAAGAGCTTGGCGTGGAACTGCCACCGGAAAATCAGCCGCTACCGGAAGATGTCGAGAAGAGACTCAGCAAGCTCGTTGCCGATGCAGCCGATCAGATGACTGGCAAGAAGCAACAGCAGGCTCAGGCTGCACAGCAAGCCGCGCAACAGAAAGATCCGATCATCCAACAGCGTGAGCGTGAACTCGCTATACGCGAGATGGACGTTCAGCGCAAACAGCAAGCCGATGCGGCGAAACAGCAATTGGAGCAACAGAAGGTTGCCAGCAAGGAGCAACTCGACCAGCAGAAGCTAGGGTTGCTTGAGCAGAAGTTGGACAGTGAACAACAAATAGATGTTGCGGAACTTCAGTTAGAACAGGAGAAGCTTGCGTTGAAGGAACAGGAGTTGGCGATAAAGACGGACGCGGACAATAAGAAAGTCGCGGCTTCTCAGGAGCTTGAAGGCATCAAGCTAGGCAGAGAGATAGCAAAGGATGCCGACAGTGAGTGAGGATGTCTTACTATTGCTCAGAAAAAAAATCAGGGATCAAATGAATGATATAGCCGATCATCTCGCCTTGGGGTCAGCGAAAGATATTGAGGAATACCGAAAAATGTGTGGTGTTATAGAGGGATTGGCTTGGACGGAACGTGAAGTCATAGATTTGGAAGATAAGTTGAGGGATCTTTAATCTGTAAACCGCCGTCATGGCGCAACAACTAACGAGAGGTCTTAATGACTACACTCGCAAAAGAAGTTGTGGAAGAAGTGGCTGCCGATGGAGCTACAGCCAAAGACAGTGAGGAAGGGGTGGATGAGATCAATTATGCGTCACAGTTGCCGGAACCTAAAGGCTATAAGCTATTGATCGCTCTTCCTGATATTGAAGAGGTAACCGAAGGCGGCATTATTAAGTCTGTAGAGTCCCAACACGAAGAGTCGATTGCCACTGTCGTGGGGTGGGTAATGTCGATGGGGCCAGATGCTTACGTCAATTATGGTAGGTTCCCGAATGGACCGTACTGTCAGGTAGGTGATTGGGTAGTTTTCCGGGCATTTAGTGGTACTAGATTAAAAATCCATGGTAAAGAGTTCCGTTTAATCAATGATGATACCGTAGAAGCGGTTGTAGAAGACCCCAGAGGCGTGGAGAGGGCCTAAAATGAGCGACGAAACCGGAAGAATGAGCGAAGAAGACAAGTTTTTGGGCGTCAAAACGACGATTGTGTCGCCCTCAGACACTTCAGCTTCCGCACAAGTTGATGAAATCGATGTCGAGGTTGTGGATGATCGCCCCGAAGATGATCAGCGTCCTGCTGGAGGGGCTACGTCATCAGATGATGACATAGCAACGGATGAAGAAATTTCAAAATATGGGAGCCGCGCCCAGAAACGCATCAAAAAGCTGAAATGGGAGTTTCACGAGGAACGAAGAGCGAAGGAGGCGTCTGAGAGACTTGCAGGTGAGGCTGTGAACTATACACAGAATCTCCAAGTCGAGAACCAACGGCTACTCAAGCTCGTTCAGGATTCGCAGTCCGCTCTTAACCAGCATAGTAAGTATGGTGCGGAGGCTGCGGTTGCCATAGCCGAAGCTAATTTCAAGGAAGCACATGAATCTGGGGAATCAGATCAGATTGCCGCAGCACAGAAAGCTCTCACTAACGCACAGTTGGTACAGGCTTCTGCTCCGGCAATATCAGATAAAGTCGTAGAGAATTGGAAGCAAAATGTGTTGGC